GATAAATTATTACCTATGATGTTATCACACAAATATTAAGCTGTATATAAAGATAGAGCCACAGGGAAAAAAGGATGTAAACTATCAGGTCAAGGGAAATTATAAAGCGGAGATCCAATGACAACGTGGTATAATACTTGGGCAATTATTCATTATTTAAATTATTATCTTAGGGATCTACCGCTTCCCAGAGATAAGTTTGGATATATTGCTCAAACCCCTTCATCAGGCATATATGTATCTGGCGATGATTAATTGATATTTGCACCAGAAAACTTAAGCTTGAAAGTATATTCTTTATTGGAAGGGTATGTCGGTTAGGGAAGAACTAGGGGTTATCTAGGTAGGGTATGTGACCCCATAAACTATAATACTAGTATCCAATTCGAATTCATTTCCCGAGTGTTTAGGGTTCAGTAGGGATTGGTGGAGTAAATCAGAGAACCTTTTAAAGTATTAACGCATTCGTTGTAGTATGTAGGGGGAAATAAAGCCTTAGTTCGCGATCCAGCCTAACACTCGTAGTTAGTAGGAGAATGCTTGCTGATGTCTTCAGGAGATTCTAGTATTTAACAAAATGTAGCCAAATGTAGAATCCGTATGGGAGAAAAATACTCACGTAATGTTCTAAACGCTCGTATATTAGAATTTTATTCCAAAGATAAATCTCTAAAAACTGGTTAAGAATCCATAACAAACGATTTTTTGATGAAACATTACGGGTACTAACCAGACACGTTGATAAACCTGAATGAATAATTGTAAAGTATAAATGCTATTGGTTAAAAATTAGTCGTTACGGACGAATTGTACAGCGGAGTGAGAAGCACGCCTAAAAAGAAGTATAAAACGGTACCTATACCTATGATTAATGGCAAATTAGTAACAATTATCGCGTCCGGAACTGGATAAACCTAATAAATGTCTTCTATCGAGTAAATTTAAAGTTTGCCTCATTCGCAAAAAACTAGGACAAATTCAAGGTATAACATTGGATCAAAAATTATGAAATAACAGCAAACAGCAGTGAAACTAATAAAGAATCAAAAACGAAAATAGAATAATGTTTCTAATACAAATTAAAACGGTAAAATTTAATATTTGTCTTTACCAAACAAAGGTAAAACTAGTAACTTTAAGCCATTTATTAAGTCTTAGAGCAAATTAAGATTCGAGGAAGTGAATTGGTTAAGGTCCTTAACCGACCCGCACAAGGAATTCGGGATCCGATAACCAAGCAAATACCCTATAGCCACAGCAGTAACGAGAGTTCATAAAACGGGCGTACTGTCTGCCAATGCTAGTGGTCATATATGGTTTGAAATGTCTCCAGGTACATATGGAGTTTCATATTATAATGATGCTACAACGTCTTCTACCGTTCTAAATACGAAAACTTCATTAGACTAAGTTCCATTTATGAATGCATCTGATTAATACTATGGGGGTTAATATAGAGTAGTAAGTGCCAGTCTGACATGTTGGTTAACATCACCTTATTTATCGTCTACAGGTTAATTCATAGCAGGGTCAGTTGTATAATTCAACTAAGCTGGTGGAGCACCGACAGGAGTTGCAGACGCGGACTTATTAGATAGAGTCGGGGATGCAAAAGACTCATAGTTCGTAATGGCATCTGATTAGTGTACAGTTAATTGGTATCCCATTGACGTGGAGGATACCTCTTGGAAGAATGCTGCAGGTGATGGTGTCGAACTTTAATCTTATATCTATTTCAAAGGGACAGCTAATGCAGATGTAAGTTATAGATACACACTTAATTATGAATACATCCCATTGAAATTTTATGATAGAGCTGGTATTAAAATGGAAAAACCGGCTAACCCATTGAGTGTTATATCCTTGATAAATCAGTAGTAGTTGAATACAAAACCAAATTCAAAATCGACATGGTTTCAAGGGATGATATAACATTTACCTACCTTATTTAAAGGATTACAGTCTATGGGTGATCTGA